CGATGACTATTACGAACATGGCGATGTAGACGGTAGTACCGATACACGAACCGGTCGACCGTTTGGACCATATGACCACATTGAATTCAAAGGTCAAGATTTAGATGAAGGTGTGGCGGAAGGTGTAGACATTGGTCGAGAATGGATGTCAGACACCGAACTGGATCAGTATGTTCCTGACGATCTACAACAAGAGTGGAGTGAACTTTTTGGATATGATAGCAATGGAATGCCGCATCCCTTATGGGCCAACATGACCGGAGGTTACGAACCCGATGTCTATGACCCACAACATCGTAGGCAGATGGTCCGAGTAGCCAACAAATGGTTTGCTATGAAACGTATCCCCAATGTCAAATTCTACAATGTCAAAGATGCCGATGATGAATTAGAATGGTTAGTTCAGATTGGACCAACAGGTGTGGCGGAAGGCTCCGAACAAAAAACATTTAAAGTTGTTTACTATAGCCCAGGTAAAGACAGAAATATTACCAAAACAATCAAAGCCAACAATGAATCTGATGTATGGGATCAGTTAAAAGCAAAAGGTATTGATGTTGTTAGTGTAAAAAACCAAGAGGTGGCAGAAGAAAGACAGCAGTGCCCAGAATGTGGTGGCCCTGCTTATTCAGACCGTATGTTGGCAGAAAAACAGGATGCTTGCTATCACAAAGTCAAAAGCCGTTATAAAGTTTGGCCCAGTGCTTATGCATCAGGTGCATTAGTACAGTGTCGTAAAAAAGGTGCCAAAAATTGGGGCACCAAATCCGAAAGTGCACGACCCGCAGCTTCTAAACTATTAGATTCTTTCAAAGCAGATTTGGATAAATTTTAATTTGATTTTTGTACCTAGCACAAGTATAATCCACTTGTGCTAGACAAAATTTACTTTTTTAGTTCGCAAAGACTAAATACAAATGTTATACGTTTGCAAGGTGCAAACATATATCTTGGCACATAATCATGGAAAATATTAAGGAGAATTATTATGGCAACTTCACTAGCGGAAATCCGCGCAAAACTTCAAGCACAAGAAAACAAAAATTCCGGTAACGCAGGCGGCGGTGACAATGGCATTTATGCACATTGGAACATTCCCGAAGGTACTACTGCTCGTGTTCGTTTTCTTCCTGATGCAAATACCAAAAATACTTTTTTCTGGGTTGAGCGACTTATGATCAAACTGCCTTTTGCTGGAGTAAAAGGTCAAGTTGATAGCAAACCTACTTTTGTACAAGTACCCTGCGTTGAAATGTGGGGCGAAGCCTGTCCGATTCTTGCTGAGGTTCGTACTTGGTTCAAAGACAAAAGCCTCGAAGAAATGGGTCGTAAATATTGGAAGAAAAAATCATATCTGTTCCAAGGATTTGTTCGCGAAAATCCAATCAATGATGACAAAACAACTGACAATCCAATTCGTCGTTTCATTATCAGTCCTCAGATTTTCAATTTAGTCAAAAATGCACTAATGGATCCCGAACTGGAAAATATGCCTACTGACTATGAAGGTGGTCTTGATTTTAACGTTAAGAAAACCAGCAAAGGTGGATATGCAGATTACAGTACCAGCACTTGGGCACGTAAAGAATCTGCGTTGAATCAGGCTGAACGTGATGCAATTGAAAAGTTTGGCCTTTACAATTTGGCTGACTTTTTGCCAAAGAAGCCCAACGAACAAGAACTTAGAATTATCAAAGAAATGTTTGAAGCCAGTGTTAACGGTGAACCCTTTGATATGGATCGGTGGGGTGCACACTTTAAACCTGCTGGTATGATGAACTCGGCTGTGTCTAACCGTAACAGCGATGATGATACTCCTGCTGTAAAGCCAGTTGCGCAGAGTCGCCCAATTCCGGCAGTTAAAGTAGAAGATGATGAACCGCCGTTTGATGTAGATACGGACGACAGCCCTGCTCCCACTGCTCCAGTTCAAGCAACTAAACCAGCAAGTCAACGTGCTGAAGACATTTTGGCAATGATTCGCAATCGTCAAAAATAATAACTGTTAAAAATACTCCTGCATAGATATGCATTATACTTTGCAGGAGTATTTTCATTTAAGGAAATCATTATGGCAATCAAAACAATACAAAAACTTAGCGATAAGTTAGCTAAAATCAATGAGTCTTATACAGTCAATATGTATGATAATGGATATATGATTGAAGCCAGTGGTCGTAATAAAAAAGGTGATTACGTAACTGCAAAAATTATGTGTACGTCTATCGATGAAGTAGTTGAACTGGTTCGCGAAGCCAGTGAAATGGATAAGGACAATTAACATGGCCCGTCCATTTGATGTTAGCAAATTTCGAAAAAGTATTACAAAAAGTATTGATGGGATTAGCGTGGGTTTTCGCGATCCCGATACATGGATTAGCACAGGAAACTATGCCCTAAACTATTTGGTCAGCGGTGATTTTCATAAAGGAATCCCCCTTGGTAAAGTAACTGTGTTTGCTGGGGAAAGTGGTGCAGGTAAAAGTTTTATTTGTTCAGGTAATTTGATTCGACATGCTCAGCAAGCTGGCATTTACTGTATTCTTATTGATACAGAGAATGCATTGGACGAATCTTGGCTACATGCATTAGGAGTGGATACTTCAGAGGACAAACTTCTCAAACTCAATATGGCCATGATCGATGATGTGGCTAAAATGATTAGTGAGTTTGTTAAAGAATATAAAACGATTCCCGAAGCAGATCGACCCAAAGTGTTATTCGTACTGGACAGTCTTGGAATGTTACTCACTCCAACCGATGTTAATCAATTTGACGCGGGCGACCTTAAAGGCGACATGGGCCGCAAACCCAAGGCACTAACTGCCTTGGTTCGTAATTGTGTTAATCAGTTTGGTGATTTGAATATCGGTCTTGTTGCAACTAATCATACTTACGCAAGTCAAGACATGTTTGACCCCGATGATAAAATCTCAGGTGGTCAAGGATTTATCTATGCTAGTTCAATTGTTGTTGCTATGCGTAAACTCAAGCTCAAAGAAGATGAGGATGGCAATAAAATCAGTGAAGTTAAAGGAATTCGTGCTGCCTGCAAGGTAATGAAAACACGTTATGCCAAACCATTTGAAAATGTACAGATCAAGATTCCTTATGAAACAGGTATGAATCCACATAGTGGTCTAGTAGACATGTTTGAGGCAAAAGGATTATTGACCAAAGAAGGTAATAGTCTTAAATACACTTTGGCAGATGGCACAGTTATTAAACAATTCCGAAAAGCATGGGAGCGTAATGAGGATGAAAGTTTAAATAGAGTCATGGCGGATTATACAAATAATCCACATCGTGCCTCGGCCGAACTTATTCAGGAATCCGAAAATGACCATTGATGTAGATGTATTAGCAGAAGTTTACAGCGTTCTTAAACAATATATTCCGCAAAAAGACAGACAAGAAGCAAGTGATAACATTATGAGTATTCTTGTTGACTTATTGGGGGATAAAGAGTTAAAAGAATTTAGTGGAACTGATGCGTATACAAAACGTAGTTTCGATGAATATGCAGGAAACTACGAAGATGAAGAAGATCAAGATTACGAAGAATAATGTGGTATAATCGAGTTGTTGCCAACTTGGGAGAAATCCCAAGTTTTATCAATTATTTTGAAGATGAACTCACGCAAGCCAAATATGAATGTGGTATTAAGGGTAACCTCGAAAAAAATATTTCTAATCTGCCAGGTATAACGGAACATAGATTTAATCAACTTCAAGAAATTGAAGCGGTGCTTAACTTTCTTAATCTTCAACTTCGAAAAATTCGCAAGCGACATTTTCAAAAATATTTAGAAAATTATGCTCGGGCATTAACAAGTCGAGATGCGGAAAAATATGTTGATGGTGAAGATGAAGTTATTGATTTTGAAACCATTATTAACGAAGTAGCCTTACTTAGAAATAAATGGCTGGGTTTAATGAAAGGCTTAGAAAGTAAAAACTTTATGTTAGGACATATAAGTAGATTGAGAACATCTGGAATGGAAGATATATCATTATGAAAATAGTTTTGTGTACCGGCGGATTTGATCCCCTTCATTCGGGACATATCGAATATCTAACGCAAGCTAAAAAATTGGGTGACCAGTTAGTAGTGGGTGTCAATAGTGATGAATGGTTAACTAAGAAAAAAGGTCGACCATTTATGAAATTAAAGGATAGATTATCATTAGTCCAAAATCTACGATTTGTAAATGGGACTGTGACGTTTAACGATAGCGACGGTACTGCCAGAGATGCTATTCGTAAAGTAAGATTAAATTATCCCAGCGACACCATTATCTTTGCTAATGGCGGAGATAGAACTGATCAAAATATTCCTGAAATGGATTTTAAGGACCAAAATTTACTATTTGAATTTGGAGTAGGCGGTGTTGATAAGATAAACAGTAGTAGTTGGATCCTTGAAGATTGGAAATCCCCTAAAACCGCCAGACCATGGGGATACTATCGAGTATTACATTCTGTGGGATCACATGTCAAACTTAAAGAACTGACAGTTGAACCCAAAATGTGTTTAAGTATGCAACGCCACGATAAAAGAGCAGAATTTTGGTTTGTTGCAGAAGGAGCAGCTACAGTTTATAGTTTAGATGATAGCAGTACAGATCATGAACTTCGAGCTAGTTTAACAGCTCATCAGCATACCTTTATTCAACAAAACGAATGGCACATGCTATGTAATGAAACTGATGAACCGTTAAAGCTAATCGAAATCCAATTCGGAGAAAACTGCGTTGAAGAAGATATTGTCAGGAAAAATTAATACCACATTCCTCGGTTAATGGTCCTTGATCTAGCATCGGCAATTGCAGTGGTCCATTGAAGAAACGTATCTAAGATTTTTTTTATTACAGTCATATCCATGTCCTTTTTAGTTTACTGTGTTCATAATATTTGAGCCAAGCTTCTAACTCAGCAGTTGTGGTTGGATTTTTACTTGCAATAAATCTTTCTACGTCACTGTGATGTTGATTGCTGGCATCAAATAGACTTTTGATCCATCTAATTACCTTCATATAAAGTCCTTTTTGTGAAAGTACATGATTATTTATGTTGCGGCGCAATATGTAAACAACTAATAAATATAGATATTAACTCTTTTTGGACACCACAATGAACATCAGAAAAATTATTAATCTATTGGAAGCAATTAATCTTGAAGAAAGTGCAGGCGGTATTGCTCGTCGATGGATTGAAATCCAACAAGGCAAAGAAATTCCTTTCATAGATGCAAATACAAAAGAAACATATACATTAACAGATGTTCAAATTTTACCACAAGACCCTGAACTAAGATATGAGGATACTGATAAACAAAAAGGTCCTCAGCTTTTAGACACCGCAATTCAGGACATCGTTGAACAAACAAATCCTTTACAAGTAAATGTTTATGGTCTTAAAAACGGCCGAGCTGCAATGGTATGTACTATGACTAATAGTAAAGGGGATGTGTTTGTATTTGCTAAGAAAACTACTGCTAAACGTAGTCTTGGCCCCAATGGTATATTTTGGCAAACTACAGATTTTGCTAAAGAAACTGGTCTTTGGGCGCAAACTGCACAGATGAAAAAGGCTGCTATTCCAATAGAACCAACAGACTTTGTAGAAGAAGGTCGAAAATACAGTATTAGGCAATTGGTTCAATCTATCGGCAGTGGACTTTCAGCTAGCAATCTTCCTCAAGAACTTAAATCAGGATTACCTACACTAATTAAAAACGTACAATTGGGTAATACACAAGGAGTTGCAGGATTAGCAGAGTTTCAAAGTGCAATCGAAATTAAATTAAGTGAATTGGCAGCACCTATTGCATTACAAAGCGGAAATTTTGTAATAGGTGATTATGAAACTGTTAATAATGAATTGTTAAAACCCATGGGATATACATGGCAACAGGCAACAGCAGCAAGCTTTCCGGCAAAAGCAGAAAAACTGATTGACGCCACTATTTGGTTTGGTGATGAAAAAATAGACATTAGCGTTAAAGACAGTAGTGGTGGTGGCAGACCCAGTACTGCCACTATTGCTGAAACCTTAGAAACTACTGAATTTGATAACAAATTTAGAAACAAATACAGTAAAGAAATTGACGCAATTGAAAAGTTAGATTCTAACAGTGCCATTGAAGGGCCTTTGTTACTTGCACAAGAATTTGGCGTATTGGATTCCTCAGACATAGAGTTTTTAAAAAATATCTATGCTAAAGGAGTAAAATCAGTTCCTAAGTTACCCGACAGATGGGAAATGTTAATGGAAACGATTCCATATCAACCCGACAATACTCATCCTGAGTACCAATTAGGATATCATTTACTGGCAGTGTGCGCAAAATATGTTGCTGGAATGTTAAACGAAGACAGTGATAAAATGACTGCGTTCTTTAAAGAAGTTCTTAATAAGAGCAGTTTGGTACAAGTATATGCTAAAACCAAAGCTGACAAAGAAGGTGGTTTGCATTATAATCAGTTCAAAGTAGTTTGGCCTCCTGTTTTCAATGGACGTATCGAAGTTGATGCAGATAGCTATACTGCAAGGACTAAACCCAGTCGCAAAATTAGCTTTAGTTTCAATGCCAGTAAGTCCAAGGACCAATACAATAAACCTGCTAAACCTGTGCCCGGTATTGACGCCGAAGCGCCGACCCATGCAGTCACAGGGTTGAAAGCTAGAAAAGGACCAAGTCCCGCTCCGGCGGACAACAAACCGCGCCAACGTAGATAAGCAGGTTGACATTTATTTTAAAATCAGTATAATACTTGAATATTGGGCCTCTAGCTCATGGCGGTTAGAGCAACCGACTCATAATCGGTAGGTGCTGAGTTCGACCCTCAGGGGGCCCACCAACTTTATCTTTTAAAATGTCTACATACAAAATACGTGATTCCGATAAACCCAACAGTTTAGTTATGCTTGTAAATGAGACTGAATGGATCAAAATCGGTGAAGATGGATTTTGGGTACGCGGTGTCAAAGTAGAACAAGGCCCCAATGAAGCCCGTGTTGTATATGAAGCATTTCGTGAATTTCTAATGTGGAACAATTTGACAAGAACGTATTAATTTATGTCAAATATTGTAAAGCTTTATATAGAAAGATTTTACGGTATCAGAATGCCTGTTTTTGATGTTTACATCAATGATGTTCTTGTTACTCCTATAAAAGTTGATGTGATCAGTAACATCGATGGAAATCGGAAAGAAGTAATAGAGTTTCAAGTTAATCTACAACAAGAAAATCACCTGCAATTAAAACAAATTGATAAAACTGATAATGATCTGCTTTTCATAGATAATAATTTTATTGATCATTATATAAAAATTAGAGAAATAGACATTGACGATATAAAATTAGAAACAGCTTTATATTTTGGCAATTCTAAATTTACTCACTTTATGTCAGATGCATGGGTGCAAGATATGGCATATAAAGGAGTTATAATTGATCCTATTATGTATAATCAAACAGATATAAGACTAAATGGTGTTTGGTCATTAGAATTTAAATTACCAATTTGGAAATGGGTAACCGAACACTTGATTGATTATAAAAATGAATAAGTTTACTAAAGAGTTCTTTGCTGCTACATTTAATGGCTATAAGTACGAAAAACTTATCACACGACCATTTTTTTGGACAAATAAAGCTATACCATTTGTTGAAACTACTTTTGAACTTTCGGTTGACAGCACTTACAAATGGTGTTTGGATAATGAACAACTTTTGAACTGTCACAGTAATCAGGCGTATGCAAAAGCTCGAATAGAAGATTTAGGTCACAGCTGGTTTACTATACCACATAGTCATGGATGGAACATGATCACCCTTAAAGGTGAATCTTTGTCTAGACAAGACATTGTAAATCCTGGTGAAATAAGTGAAGTAAAAAACAGTGAACAGCCTTTAAATTATAAAATTGATCTTGAAACTGAATTAGAATCATTGGGTTTTAATCTAAGTTATTTAAGAATTGTTCAATTAGTACCTGGCGGATGGGCACAACCGCATGTAGATCCTCTTTATATTGGTATGACATCTACCATGAACTACTTTTGGATTCCATTGCACGATGCTGCTCCTAGTTTAAAAATTTATCCTTACGGTTTGCTACAACAAAAAACAGGTTGCATGTATTGGTTTAATAATGCAAGCTTTGTGCATAGTATTTTTAATGATAGTGATGTAAACAGATATGTAGCTATAGGTAGAATAAATCTTAAAGATACTAAAATGAGTCTTAAAGATAAAATTTATCAAGATTATTCGTCACAGTGGTATAATTAACTTGACAAAAAAGAATAAATAAACGTATAATAGGTACATGATGCAAAACAAACTATCATTATTTAGAACAGCCGATATAGCCCAGCAGATGGCGTTAGAGCCACTGTATTGGCAGGTGTGCCGTCATATTAATGATAGTACACCAAAAACCCCGGGGGTCCCAAGAGACTAGGTTTTACTAAACCCAACTCAAAAGGACCCCAGGACTAAACACCCTGGGGTTTTTGTTTATGTAGTACGTGTGAGGGAACGCGACCCTGCTGGCACGCAAAACATCAGCTATAATGAGGGCGGACTACCGGATGATAAGTCTCTGGCGATAACGGAGATGTGTAAAATGGTAGTGTTATAAAGCGCATAATGGTTTGTGTGCTTTATTACCAGCATTCTTCGGAGTGCTGTAACGAATTGTTGGTCTATAGTGTAATGGTAACACCACGGATTTTGATTCCGTTATTCTAGGTTCGAATCCTAGTAGGCCTGCCAAAGCCAGATTAGCTCAGTGGTAGTAGCAGTATCTTGATAAGGTAAAGGTCGCTGGTTCAATCCCAGCATCTGGCACCAAAAAAGTTTTTGACATTTCTACAAATGTCATATATAATTAAAGAATATTCCAGGGCGGCCACAAGGTGGGGCAGCGGACTGTTAATCCGTTCATCAGGAAGGTTCGATTCCTTCCCCTGGAGCCAAAGTTTTCGCCCCGGTGGCTAGTGGAAATCGGTACACCTAATGGTCTTAGAAGCCATGCTTTTCCCGGTTCGAGTCCGGGCTGGGGCACCATAGTATAAGAAATTAAAGATTTTAAAATTAATAGTTGATAATTAAGATATGAATCGTAAAATAAGAATATGGTTTAAAACATTAGGTTTGAATTCTATTTTAAAAATAGAGACATTTAATTTTACTGAAAAATACACTGTTAAAGAAAATCATTGGTCTATTGAGGTTCCGATAGATCAAACTAATAATAATTTAAAAATTTTTTGTTTAACAGGTTTTATAGAAATAGGCAAAATAGAAATTAATTATAGTTGGCAAATAAATTCATATTATTATGAAAACTATTGCGATGAAACTCGATTATTAGAACAAAATGAATTTGATTTAAGTTTATGTTCTGATGAAATGTTAAACGATTTAGAAAAAATTCCACTATGGATAGATACTGGCGAAGATAATTTTTCTGCTGTAGAAAATCTTGTGTTAAATCCCTGTATTAATTTAAAATTAACTCACTATAAAGATTGGTTTTCATTAAAGAAAGATGACTTTTTTTCATGTAAAATTTATTGTACACGACTTCCTGAATCGTGGATTAAAACAAGACCTGTGTTTGATATTAGACAATTTAATTCAATTAAAACAATAAAATATAATAAGGAGATTATTTCTAAATTAGATAATAGATTTAATAGTTTAGTAAAAAAAATTCTATTAGATCCGCTAAGTGATAAATCTACTGTTGAACACGATAAAAAAGATTTACCTTATGCTTGGAAAACAAGAATTCAAGCACAGCTTGTGGATAATATGGAATTAATTGCAGATAAACACGTTATTGATATTGGCGCAGATTTGGGACAGTTCACATACCCTTGCGCAATCTTAGGTTGTAAAACAGTTACAAGTGCACAAATTGTGGATGAACACAACAATGCAATAAAATCTGCTGCTGATCATTTTGGATTACAAGATGTAATAAAAATAGACAAGTGTGATATATATGATATCGAAAATGTTAATAGGTCTTTGCATGGAATAGATACTATTTTATTTTTAGGTGTAATTTATCATATAAACCATCATTATCAATTATTAGAGACGTTTACTCGTAGTAATGCAACTGGCATTGTTATCGATTGTATAATCGAAGACCTGTCTTTTTGGAATGATCCACAACCGAAAATGAATTGGATTAAGGAATATCAAAATAAAGAAGGAAACGGTATAGAATATAAATCTCCGGACTCTAAAGTTACATGGGTGGGTATACCTAATGCAAGTTGGATTATTAATAGTTTAGAAATTCTTGGTTGGGAAATTTTAAAAATGTCACAAACTCGAAGTTTAACTCTGAGCAAAATGAGACATAGAGGAATTATTTCATCTAAAAGAAAACCTAAATGATGAGAATTGAAAAAAAATAGTATTTGATTTTAAAAAGTTTATACTGTATTATCTTGTATAAGTAATTTAATCGCGGGTGTAGCTCAGTTGGTAGAGCACTTGCCTTCCAAGCAAGATGTCGAGAGTTCGAGACTCTTCGCCCGCTCCAAACAACCCGGAGCCAGCGGCCGTTAATTTGCTGGGGTAATTGCCAAACCATAAGAGCACGGTGCGTAGGAAAAGACCGCAAAGCCGGCTTACATCGGTGATAGAAAGTATCCTAGGGTGTTGGTAGTTTCATCCAAACTAAAAAAACTGCTGGACAGGGTAACAACTCAGTCTTTGGGCTCTTGTGGTGAGAGTAGCAGAGACATCCTTTAATTGCATACAGTGTAATTAAAAGATGACGCAGGGTGTAGCAGAGGTAGCTAGTCAGTCTCATAAGCTGAAGGTCGGTGGTTCGAGTCCATCCCCTGCAACCAAACTATCATAGTCAAACTGAAAACTTTGGTAGAGAGGGAAAAGGAATCAGATATAAGAAGTACACTAAACGTAATTGTTATTTACAAGAGTATAAAGCGCGGTTAGCTCAGGGGTAGAGCAGTGGTTTTACACGCCGAAGGTCGGGAGTTCGAAACTCTCATCGCGCACCATTTTTATTATAACTCCGAGTCGTATAGCCAGGTTATTATCCGTGGTTTGGGACCATGTGACGGCGGTTCGAATCCGTCCTCGGAGACCATTTTAGGGGGATTGGTGCTAACGGGAACACGGTGGCTTTGCAAGCCTCAGTTAAGGGTTCGATTCCCTTATCCTCCACACAATGCACCGATGGCCGAGCGGCCCAAGGCAACTGACTGCAAACCAGTAAAACCGCAAGTTCGAATCTTGCTCGGTGCTCCAAATTTGGTAATGTAGCATAGAGGCTAATGCACTTCCTTCATACGGAAACTATCGTTGGTTCGACTCCAACCATTACCACCAAAAATGCACAAATTATGCGGTTGACAGATATTCTAATATATCTTATAATTTGTTCATAGTGCAGTAAACGATCTTTAACAAATTGTTGTTTTTTGACTTGCCAGTGTGGTGAAATAGGTAGACACAAGGGACTTAAAATCCCTCGCTTACCGCAAGGGGCGTACCGGTTCGAGTCCGGTCACTGGCACCATATCGAAGCACATTACTAAGAGTCCAGGTTCAGAGCGTGGTCGAGTGTGTTTCTATATGGTGTCACCAACTAACTGTGATACAGCCCACTATCGGGCTGGTAGCGTGACATCATTTCAACAATAAGACCCGACTGGCCTACATATTCATATCCCTAGAATTTTCATTTTTTTATCCAAAAATATTTACAATAATATTTATACATAGTATAATAGACTATGTAATCTACAGGAAATCTATAATGACATTTAAAATTGTAACAAACAAATATGGTAGAACTTAT